CCAAGACCATCACCGGTTTCAACATGCCAATGCTGGGGATGTGATGATGAATGTGCCGGCCGACATCGCGCACAAGGTGGTAGAGAGTATGAAGGCCACGCCGTTCCTGCTCGGCCTGGTGATGCTGAATACGATCGTGCTCGGCGGCTTTTGCTTCACGCTGTTGCAGGTCAACGCCGCGGCCGAGCGCCGCGACGCGATCCGCGACAAGATCATCGAGAGGTGCATCAAATGAGCAAGCTAGTGATGTTGGGAATGCTGGCTGTACTGAGTGGCTGCGTCACCGACCAGGACGTCAACCTCTTAGCTTCGAACTACTACAGCCGATCGGACGTCGACGCGATCACCGCGCAGGCGCAATGCAAGGCGCTCGCTCGCACCCTGGTGCAGATCGCGCGCTGCGACACATGGAGGAGGTAGACATGCAGAACCTTGGTTTGATCCTGCTGGTGTTTGCGTTTGTGCTGGCCTGCGTCGCGATGCGGATCCCCGCCGCCGGCCCCTGGGGCCTGCTGCCGATGTCGATTGCATTCTGGATCGCATCGGAGCTAATCGGCGGTCTTGGTCGTGTGACGGGAATGCACTGACATGGCTGATGAAGGTCTTGCCGCGAGCCTCGCTGCCACCGCCGCCAATGGGCTGCCGTGGGATCGACCGCCGCCGGTATATCCGGCGGGCGCCGCATTTGGCACCGGCAGTCCTGCTGAAGAAGCGCAGCAGCCGGCGGGATTGGCCGCGCTTCTCGGCGGCCTCTACAATTCGCTCGGCGGGCTCGCCAAGCGGTCCTTCGGCGCGTCGGAGGAAATGCGCCAGGGTGAGGCATATAACCCGGCGCCTGCGGTTGAAGCAGCAATGACGGCAATGACAGGCGGCGTCGGCGGTACGGGGGCTGGCGGCGTGGCGCTGGGTGCTGGACCGATCCGCGCCGCAAAGAAGGTCGCCGGGGCACCGGCAGCACCGATCGCCGAGCAGCTCGGAAAAACAATTTCAGTACCGGTGCTTGGTCCGACATCGGACGTCAGTCTCGCCAAGCCTTACATCAGCAACCCGCAGCGCATTGCCAACCCTGGCGTCTATAAGCGTCCAGACGAGATCGCGGCCGAGGCCGCCGCCAACGTGGCGCCGGAGCACCCCGCGTTGAAGCAGCTGTTTGGTGTCACGCGGGACGATCTCTACGGCATCAGCCAGCAGGGCCGCCGGCAGGGCAATATCGATCCGCAGCTGTGGGCGCCAAGCAAGGCCTCCAAGCCGAACGAGGCCGCGGCGGCGGTGATGAACCCGGCCAATGCGCAGCGCATCGTCGACGCCCTGAGCGAGGCCTCCAAGTATCCAGAGCTCGTCAAGGGCATGGTGCCTTGGTACGTCATGGACCCGGCCTACCAGCGCATGGCGGAACTGGTCGGGCCGGAGCGCGCGGCCAAGGAATATCATGATTTCAACATGACGGTGTCGCCGTTCTCGGCGGGCTCGGCCGTTCCGGTCGAGCTCAACCGCGGCACCGCCGCCAACATGATGCGGATGCGCGGCGAGTACCCGGCGTTCCAGCAGTCTGGCGGCATGCCGCCAGGTAAGCGTCCAGAGGACATCCGTGATCTCCTGGCCGGCGTCCAGGGCCACCTGATGCACAAGGAGCCGGCCAAGGCCGTGGCGCGCTACATCGAGACCGGCGAGCACGGCTTCGATCAGAACACAGTCAAGATCCCGCTCTATGCCCAGGCCTCCGGCGTGCCGCAGACTGGCTTCCAAACCAAATTGCCGGTGCCTGACACACATTTCGCCAGCGCAATCGGCATGCCGGAGGCGCGCACGTCGACCGACTTCCGCGGCTTCATGCAGGGCCCTGAGTATCGTCAGGTGGGGCCCTGGTTCCGGGAGAACGTCGCGAGACCAATGAACATGGAGGCGGTGCCGGCCCAGGCCTTTACCTGGGGCACCTACGGCCCGCAGACCGGCGTCAGAACCAATGTCGGCGCCGGCAAGCTGGAGCTGTTGGCACAAAACATCTGGGAGCGAGCGAAGAAGCTAGGTGTCGACCCCGCCTGGCTGCGCGACCAGGTGCTGACCGGCAAGGGCCATGCTTCGATCCTGGCGACGGGCGGTCTCGGCGGCCTGCTCGGCGGCGCGGCCCTGCAGGGCCAGAACCAGGAACAACGACAGTAAAGCCCCTGTAACAAACGGAGAACGAGGAGGAACAAATGGCAAAATTGACAAAAGCACCACCGCCGATCCCGATCCGGCCGCTGCCGACGGCAAAACCACCGCCAGTGTCGAAGACGATGGACAACTACACCCACCACACCTCGCCGGTGAACGGCCCGCAGGCCGGTCCGCCGGAGATGTATGGCGAGACGTCGTCGCCGAGGGCCAAGATCAAGCAGATCCCCGACGTCCCGATGCACGTCACCAAGCATGAGTGACGATCGATACCTGATGCTGCTGAAGCGCAAGAAGGCGCTGCTGACGGCGCGCGACGATCTGATTGCGTTCACCCGGCTGATGATGCCGGACCCGAACCATGACGAGGATCCAGAGCAGTCGCTCTACCGGCCGCAGCGTTTTCACCGCGTCATCGGTGCTGCGCTGGAGGAGGTCGAGCGCGGCGACTACCGCCGGCTGATGATGACGATGGGCCCACGCATGGGCAAGACCACGCTGGCGAGCGCAATGTTTCCGGCCTGGTATGTCGGCCGGCATCCCGATCGCTCAGTGATCGTCGCGACCTACAACGAGCACTACTCCTGGGATCTCGGCCGCCGGGTTCGCGACATCATGGCGACGCCGCAATACGCTCAGGTGTTTCCCGGCGTCGAGATCAAGACCGGCGCCTCCGCGGTCAACCGGGTGCAGACCACCAGGGATGGCGTGGTGTTCTCGGTCGGCCGCGGCTCCTCGATCACCGGCCGCGGCGGTCACTGCATCCTGCTCGACGATCCGATCAAGGACAGGGCCGAGGCCGACAGCGTCCTGGTGCGGGAGAAACTGTGGGTCTGGTACAACCAGGTGCTCAAGTCCCGCTTGATGGACTCGACCGGCACCATCGTGATTATTCAAACCCGCTGGAATGAAGACGACCTGGTCGGCCGGCTGATCGACGAGCGCAATCCCTACTACAACGAGACCGAAGCCAAGCTGTGGCGCAAGATCGATTTCCCGGCGCTCGCCGAGGACGACGACGTGCTCGGCCGGCAGCCCGGCGAGCCCTTGTGGCCGGACCGCTTCTCCAAGGAATATCTGGAAGAGATCCGCAACTCCGATCCCCGTGGCTTTGCTGCGCTGTACCAGGGCCGGCCGGCGCCGCGGGAGGGTGCGTTCTTCCGCACCATGGACCTGGTGCCGTACAACCGCATGGACGAGATGCCGGCGTTCCACAAGATGCGGTTCTATGCGTCGAGCGATCACGCCGTCTCGGTCGAGCGCAACGCCGATAAGTCATGCCTGATGGTGGTCGGCGTCGACGAACAGGATCACATCTGGATCATGCCCGACGTGGTGTGGCTGCGGCTCGATGCCCGCGCCGCGGTTGAGGGCATGGTCGCGCTGATGAAAAAATACAAGCCACAATTCTGGTGGGCCGAGGCCGGCGCCATCACCAAGTCGATCGGGCCGTTCCTGCGCAAGCGCATGGTCGAGACCCAGACCTTCTGTGCGATGGATCCGATCTCGCCGGCGGTCGACAAGCAGCAGCGGGCGCAGGCGATCCAGGCCCGCACCGCGATGCGGATGGTGCACTTTCCAATTTGGACCCGGTGGTGGGCCGATGCGCAGGATCAGATCCTGAAATTTCCGCACGGCGCCAAGGATGACTTCGTCGATGCGCTGTCGCTGATCGGCCTTGGCCTCGCCAAGATGCACGGTCGCACCCGCATCCGTAAAATTGAGACGGAGCCGGTCGCCGGCACGTTCGCAGCGATGTGGGAAAAGACGCGGAAGAGGGAGGGACGTGACCGTCGACAGAGGAGCCTGCAGGGATGGTAGACACATCATTTGGCGATGCCATGGACGGCATCCTGGGCGGCGGTTCTCCCGATCAGAGTGGCGGCCCCGACGTCAATCCGGCGACCGGGCAGCCCTACTCTGTGCCGCGCGACGCCCCGGATCCGCCGGAGCGGCGCCGGCGCCTGGTCACCGCCTGGACCGATCGCGTCAAGCACGCCAAGCGATACTGGAAGCCTGCCTTCGAGCGCATGCGTGAAGACCAGGAATTTGCCTTCGGCAAGCAGTGGTCGAAGAATTACCAGGACCGCCGCTATGTCGCCAATTTGACGCTGCGCCTGGTGGCGCAGAAGACCGCGTTCCTCTACGCCAAGAACCCCAAGGCGGTGGCGAAGCGGCGCGAGCGGCTCAACGCGACGAGCTGGGACGAGAGCCAGACCACGCTGACGCAACTGATGCAGTCCGGCGCCATGATGATGGGCCAGATGCAGCAGCAGGTGGCGGCCGGCCAGGCGCCGCCGCCGCAGCTCGGCGGCATGCTGCAGGGCGCCCAGAGCATGATCTCTGGCGCGATGCCGATGGCGACCGGCGGCCAGCCGCCGGAGACGATCGATCAACTGATGGCTGGCGGTGCCCCGCCGGCGCCGGGCGCATCGCCGATGGGTGCGCCCGGCCCGATGGGGATGCCGATGCCTCCTGGTCCTGGTGTACCTCCAGGCCTGCCTGGGCCGATGGGGACGCCTGGCGAGCGGGGGCCTGGCGCCGGCATCAACGCGATCTCTGGTGCTGTAGGTGCCGCGCTCGGCGGCGCCACCATGCCGGCGATGGGGGCTGGCCCGATCCCCGGTTCGATGCAGGGGCCGCCAGGTCTCGGCGATCAGCTCGGTGCGGCTGCCTCCGGAGCCGCGGCGGCGCAGATCCCCGGCGTCTCGCCGATGATGGCGCAGGCGGTCGGATCCGGCATGGACATCATGATGGATGCGGCGCGGGTCAAGTCCGAGAACATCATGATGGACAAGCTCGCGCGCACCCTGGAGCTGCTCTACGCCTACGAGGTCGACAACCAGGCGCATCCCTTCAAGGCGATGCTGAAGACCACGGTGCGGCGCGCCGTCACCAACGGCGTCGGCTACGTCAAGCTCGGCTACGAGCGGGTGATGCAGGAACGGCCCGACATGGAAGACGGCGTCGCCGACGCCAACGAGCGGCTGTCGACGCTGCAGCGGCTCGCCGCCGATCAGTCCGACGACATCACCGACGACAACGACAAGGAGGCCGAGCAGCTCAAGCTATTGCTGTCCGACATGGCGCAGGAGCAGGGTGCGGTGGTGCGCGAGGGCCTGACCTTCGACTATCCGTTGCCGACCCGCATCATCCCCGACGTCAAATGCCTCGACGTCAAGAACTGGATCGCCGCCGACTGGGTTGCCGAGGAGTTCGTGCTGTCGCCGCATGAGATCGAGGAGATCTACGGCGTCGACGTCCGCGGTCACTGCAACGAATACTCGTCGTCCAGCGACTGGGGCGGTCCGGATCCGATCGCGATGTCGCGTGAGTGGGGCTCCTCATCGTCATCCAGGGAGTGGGACGATCGCACCCACAAATCGGCGGTGGTGTGGGAGATCTACAGCCGCAAGGACGGCCTGGTCTATGTGATCTGCGACGGCTACTCCGATTTTCTGCGCGAGCCGATGTCGCCCGACATCTACAATGAGCGGTTCTATCCCTGGTACGCGCTGTGCTTCAATTCGGTCGAGGACGAGCATGAGCTGTTCCCGCCCTCCGACGTCCGGCTGATGCGCGACATGCAGCTCGAATACAATCGCTGCCGTGAAGGCCTGAAGGAGCAGCGCATCGCGGCGCGGCCGTTCATCGGCGTGGTCTCCGGCGCGCTCGATGAGGAGGATCTCGACAAGCTCGCCGAGCGCGATCCCAATGCCATCATCGAGCTCAACGCGCTGCAGCCCAACCAGGACATCAAGCAGTTGCTGCAGTCCTACGCCGGCAGCGGCATCGATCCGAACCTGTACGAGGTCAATCCGGTCTACGAGGACATCCTGCGCACCACCGGCATCCAGGAAGCCAACCTGGGCGGCACGTCGAACACTACGGCGACCCAGGCGCAGATCGCCGAGGGCTCGCGGCAGACCTCGATGGGCTCCAACATCGACGACCTCAACGACCTCTTGACGCAGCTCGCCCGCAATGGCGGCCAGATCCTGATGCGCGAGATGAACCAGGACCGCGTCAAGAAGATCGTCGGCCAGGGCGCAGTGTGGCCGGCGAGCGCCGACGCCCAGGAGATCGCCAACGAGATCCTGCTGGAGATCGAGGCCGGCAGCATGGGCCGGCCGAACCAGCAGCAGGACATTGCCAACGCGCAGCGGCTCTATCCGCTGTTGATCCAGCTGCCCGGCATTGATCCTGAGTTCCTGGCGAAGGACGTCTTGCGACGCCTGGACGATCGTCTCGATCTCACCCAGGCGTTCAAGAGCGCGCTGCCCTCGATCGTGGCGATGAACGGCATGGCGCAAGGGGGCGGCGCCGCAGGCCCCACCATACCTGGCGCCGGCGCAGGGCCGGGCGCGGCGCAAGGCCCGCAGGGCGCGATGCATGCCGGCGGTCCGCCGGTGCCGCCGCCTGGCGGGGCACCGGATGCGTCGGGGCAACTCAGTGGTGCGCCACCGCCGCGGCCACATCCGACGCCGGGCGCGCCGCCGATGCCGACCTGAGCTAAGATTTCCTGAACTGTGCGACCGCGCTTTTTCGGCGTAAGGGTCGCAGCTGAAGGATTGTGGTGGATGCTCGGAGTTAGCCTATGGCTGACGAGCCGCTGCTTGCGTCCGAGCCGACATCACCGTCCCCAGGCGAAACCGCACCCTCGCCAAGTGCACCCGGCGAACACGCGCCATCGCCCAGCGCAGAACAATCCCACGGCGAAACCAAAGAAAGCCTCCTTGAGGCCGTGCAGCGCGCAGTCCCAGAGCTGCGTCAGACCGGCAAAGAGGATGCAGATGGTTCAGGAGCCTCGCCACCTCAAGTCGCAAAGGACAAGGCCGCAGGAGACGATGACCCGGAGCTACCCGATGAGGTCACCGCCGACGAGCTGGCTAAATACTCGCAGACGGCAAAGCGTCGCATCAACAAACTGACCAATCAGCGCAAGAAGCTGACGGGTGAGGTTCAACGGTTGAAGGCGATCGAGCCGAGTGCACAAGCTGCCGACCAGGTCACCAAGTATCTTCGCGACAACGACATCAGTCGCGACGACTTTTTGATGACGCTGGAGTTGGCGAGCGCGATGCGCCGTGGTGACTTCAAGACGTTCTATGAGGGCGTCAAGCCCTACATGCGACTGGCGGAAGAGTATCTCGGCGTCTCGCTCCCGCCGGACCTGCAACAGCTGGTCCAGCAAGGTCAGATGACGACGCAGGCTGCGTCCATGCATTCGAAAGAGCGCATGGACCGGGCGATGGCGCAAACCAACGCCGCGCGCCAGCAGCAGGCGTTCCAGCAATATCAGCAAACGTCAGCGACCCAGCAAGAGCAGCAGCAGCGCGAGAATTTGGCCCGCCAGGTGACCGACACCGTCAATGCTTGGGAAAACGATATCAGGCGGACTGATCCGGACTATGCGGCGAAGCAACCCGCTGTGCAGGATACGATGTGGGCTGTGGTGCGCGAACAAGGTCCGCCACAGTCACCTGATCACGCCATTGCCATCGCTAAAGAGGCATATCGACGTGTGAACGCGCGTTACAGCGCCTGGGCGCCTCAGAGACGCCCGACATCGCGAGCTCCGAGCAGCACCGGAAGAACCGCAGGCGTGACGCCGGAGCCGAAATCCTTGCTCGATGTAGTCAAGCAAGCACGGGAAAGCGCACGCCTCTGATCCGAGGCGACAGAAATGCCGACATATACGGCGCCACTACTCAACCACATCACCACCGCGGCCCTCGACTGGTGGCTCAACAAGGGGACCGCATTTCAGGAGGCCATCCAGGAGAAACCGCTGCTCGCCTCGATGGAGTCGAAGAAGAAGACGTTCCCAGGCGGCAAGGGGAACATCATCATCAGCGTGAAGGGCGACTTTGGCAACACCGCCGCCCCTGGCACTGCCGACCAGCTGGTCGGTTACGAACAGGCCGACACCGTCGTCTACTACACGCCGGCAAACCTCACCCAGGCGATCTTCCCCTGGAAGGAAATGCATCTCGGCATCATGCTCACCCACTCCGAGCTGAAGAGCGACGGCATCACGGTTGTCGACAGTGACCCTGACGAGAACCGCACCACCGAGCATTCCGGCCGCGACGACACCGTCCTGGTCGGCATCCTCGACGACGCATTGCAGGATCTCTCCGAGCAATATGCGCGGGGCATGAACAACCTGCTGTGGACCAATGGCAGCGCCGATCCGAAGGCGCTCGCCGGCATGGCTGCGCTGATCACCGACAACCCGTCGACCGGCGTCGTTGCCGGCCTCGATCGGGCGACGCGAACCTGGTGGCGCAACCGGGCCTACACCTCTGCCATGGGCACCGCGGTCACCGGCACGCCGGCGCTCGCAGCCTGGGGCGGCGGTCCGATCACGTCCGCCACCACCAATGGCGGCGCGCTGATCACGCTGCTGCAGAACGAATATCGGCAGCTGACCAGGTACGGCGGCAAGCCGAACACGGCGTTCTGTGGTTCGTCCTGGCTCTCGGCTCTGGAGACCGAGCTGCGCGCCAACGGCAACTACTCGATGACCGGCTTTGCCACCGGCAAGGACGTCTCGGTCGGTCAGATCTCCTACATGGGGACTGACTTTGAGTATGACCCGACGCTC